CATCCGCTTGCCCTTGGCTTCCGCCAGTTCCGGCTTCACGTTGCGCTTGCAGCCCACAGTCAGGGTGTCTGCAGACATATTGCCGGAGTAGGTGCCAAGCACACGGGCAATGGTATTCCAGAAGGTGGACTTGCCGTTCCTGCCCTCGCCGTAGGCAATGACCAGTGCTTCAATGTAGACCTTGCCGATGGCGGCAAGCCCCACGATCTCCTGTACATAGCGGATCAGGTCGGCGTCCCCCTGGAAGAAGGTCCGGAGGGCGTCCTCCCAGACATCCATGCCGTCCCCGGACGGGTCTACCGCCGTCTGCTTCGTGATATAGTCCTGGGCATTGTGCTCCCGAACAGCCCCCGTCCTCAGATCGCAGGTTCCGGACGGCAGGTTCAGTAAAAACTCATCCGCATCCAGGACACGCTGCTCGATCTGGATCATTGGGCGGGCTTCCT